TCATAAAACCCTTATAGCTAATTCATACTCTCGTCTTTCTTCAATATATTTCATAAGTTGTTTTTTCTCCTTTTCTTCAAGCCCTTGAATTCGCTCTTTCCAAACTAACTTTTCAATACAGGCATTTAGATATTTTTCATAACCATCTTCTGTTTCATCTCTTGGAATAGCAGGATATTGATTCCATTCCTGTTTTTTTAAATTAAATTGCCACAATGTTCCATCATTACATAAAGCTGTTGTATATCTTCCCGTTGTAACTTGAATAATTTTTCGCTTACCTATCATAAATATTTTTCTCCTTATTTAATTTTGCATTAAGCCACGCAACCGTCTTTCACTTATGCTTAATTCACTAGCCCCTCGGCGAAATAAACGTGAGGCTTCTGAAAAATCATCTGCAAGTAACAGCTCTTTTGCGGTTTCTAGCATTTCCAACGTTGCTGCAATATCATCAACAACGCGCATCTTGACTTGATAAGGAGTAAAAATTTGGGTACTCATACTTCCTCCACCTCAACCACATCATCAATTTCAACGATTTTGTGCGGTAAACTGTTTATATCAAAGGTGTTCGAATCACATTTCTCTAACACTTGCTCATTGCTTTCACCCTCAACGACTGCTTCGACTAAGCAATAAAAACGGGTGATATATTTCTTCATTTTTTCCTCCTTAAAACGGCTTTTTGACGACACGTTCACAAAATGCGGCACGATGTTTACACCATTCATTGTTGGCAAGGTTAGGTGCATTCATTCCGGCAACTTGCCAATGGGTTTTAGCGGTAGAATAATCGCCTTGGCGTTCACTTTTTGCCGCCAGTTCGCTGTAATATTTAAAGCGTTCCAGCTGGTTGATATTTTTGTGCATACGTTTCTCCTAGTTTGGGATAGCCTGTTGGGGGCAAGTGTAGGGGTAAAAATCTGCATTGACTTTCGGTGTAATACCGCCTTGGCTGTAACCGCTATAAACCAAATACACAACGCCACTAATACAGACTTCGTTGATATCGGCTTTGATAGCAGCTTGTGGGGTCGCTCTATCGCAACCGGCAACGGTACAAAGTGCGGTTAAAATAAAGATCGCTTTTTTCATTGTTTCTCCTGTTATAAAACACTTTATAAACGCCCCTTAAAGCTGGTTTAAATGCGATTTAAAGAGCGTTGAAAAGGGTTTTAATCACGCCACGCTTTGCCGTTCACTTCCACTTTGCCACCTTTAGCGGCTAAATCATCACAGGCTTTAGCTGCGGTATCGGCGGCTTTAATCAGATCCGATAAATTTTTTTGCCCCCATTCTTTTAACCGGGTGACTTCGTGAAAGGCTATGATGGCAAGATTCAACAAGGCATTTAACGCCAGTTTGTCAGCTAACAATTTATCGCCCCACCAATTCATTCCAAACGAACCGAGAACGGAAAGGATAAAGAGGAGATAAATGCCTACTATTGAACTGTTAATTAAAAGCTCAAGACAGCGGGATAATTTTTTCTTCATCACGCCACCTCTTGCTCAAACGGTGTCACCACAAAATCTTCCACACCGGTTTTAATCGTCACCCCCGCCACCGTTGCCGCCAGTTCCGGCTCGTTTAACATGGCTTCTTTGTTGATCTCCTCTTTGGTGCGGATAAAACGGGTTAAGCCTAATGTGTGTAAACTTTCTAATACGCTGTCTGTGCCACGAATGCCCACAGACGGTGGACGTTGTCGCCATTGCACTTCGCCGGTATTAAATGTGCCCGTTTTGGTTTTGCCGTTACTCGTGAGTTCGTCACGGTTACTTTCACACCATGCTTGCACCGCTTCCATAATGGGTTTGGCTTTTGCTTTGATGTCGTTTATCAAAGGGGCGTATTCTTCAGTAATTGCCGCTAAACGGTCATTTTGTTCAATCGCAAGGCGTTCTATCTCTCGGTTTAAATCGCCGATTGCCTTGATTGCTGTTTCGACTTCATCACGGGTTTGATAACGCACCGAAAAGGTCTCGTTTTTCACTCGGGTTGCTTTTTTAGCCATTGTTTTCTCCTGTTGTTTAATGTAAATAACTGCGCCAAATAACTTTGATGCCCTCTACCATCATTTGGTATTCCACCCAATGCGCCCCGTCATTGCCTTGAATGTAGGCGAGGGCTTGTCCTGTTTTTTCCAATTTCTCGGTGATAGCGTTGGTATCGACTCGCACACGAGGTTTGATTTTGTCAAATTCAATGCTTGCCACATGCAAGCCCATTTTGTTGAGTTCAAACACGCATTTTTGTGTTTGCGATAAATAACCTAGGGCGATTTTGTTACAGCCACCAAACACAGGGTGGGGCTGTGCGGCTAAAGTACGGTTGATTTTTCGGACGTTTCTCATTAGTTCGCTCCTTTCATTTGTGCTTGAGCAGTTAGAATCAGGTCTAAGGTGATTACTGTGCCTTGTCCTTTGGCGGTCATTCCGGCAAGGCGCAAATATTGCGTTAATGCACGTAAACCGCCTGCTTTGCCGCCGATGTCATAAAGTACGGTCATTAAATCTTTATCGGTAATATCTAAGCCCCAAGCCTGTGCAATGGCTTTAATGTCGCCTTTTGTACTGGCTTTTACACCGCAGTTGTTGCCAATTCGAGACCATAGACGGGCATATTCGTGGGCTTGATTTACGCCACCTTGAATGCGGGTGTAAACTTTGTCGTTACCAATCAGTGCAAATCCGACTTCCGCTTCTTCTTGGATAATGCGTAGTTCTTCTAATGCGTCATAAGGTAGGTGATCGCTTTCATCTACAATCACTAAACCTTGCGTGCCTTTAATTTTTTGGTGATCATGCGTGATAGACGATCTTTACGACGTGGTGCGTCATTAATACCGAGGGCTAATGCCAACTCAAACAAAATACTGCTTAGGGTGGCTCGTGCTGGGCTTGCGGTAATCATCCACACGTTTTGATTATTTTTCGCATATTCTTGACAGGCTTTTGTTTTCCCCACACCGCTTGCGCCGTAAACGGTCACCATGGTCGGGAGGATTTTTGCCATATCTAGCGCAGAAAACACTTTCTTGGCGGTTGGAATTTCAATAAAGTGAGGGGCTTCAACAAACACTTTTTCCTTCTTTTCACGTGTCGCCAACCAGTTGGAGAGGGCTGTTTCAACATTTTCGATGTTGCCTGTATAAGTGCCTTTTAAGTAAGTGCTTAATGCCCCGGCAGAAATGCCCGCTTGTTGGGCGATTTCGCGTTGGGTAAAAATTTCTTTTTCAATAAGTGGTTTAATTTGGTCAGTTAGTGTCATAATGGTGTCCTTGTTCTGTTCACTAGGAGTGTTTATGTTTAATTTGTACAGTTTGCCTATGGATGTTGAATACCAAGAGTTAAACGACTGCGCCGAATATGCTGCTCAAGTTATTTTTGCCGATTGGGATTCCAAGGATTTTGACGCGCTCTTTGCTTCATTAAAGCGCTATCCAAGCCTTCAAAAATATGTTGAATTTGAAGAGGACAATCTTCGTCCTTATCTGCTTTCATCAATTGGTCTTCCCACCAAAGTGCGCAAGCAGCAAGAAAAGACGGCTTCTGAACGTTTTCGTCTTGAATCGACTTATGCCCATTGGCGGATGGCAACGATTGCACTAATGATTCAAAACAGGCTTTTAGAGTTAAAAACCGTTCAGACTTCATCAGCTCGGAAAACTGTTGAGACTTCGCTGAGCTTTTTGTCGGATCTTGATCTGTTTTACGAATTTTCACCCGTGTGGCTTTCGCAATTTGGCGATTCTTCACCGTTTCTGAACGAAGCTGGTGAAGAAATGTGGTATCCTGATGATTAAAATTAGTAGTCATTTTTTTCTCCTTAAATCGGCTTTAAACCTGCTTTAAAGCCCTTTTTCTTTCTTCAGCATGGCAAGCCCTTTTTGCCAACCTTGCTCAAATTCGTTGATTTCGTCATCTTCCAGTTCGGTGACGACTTTGCGTACCGTTGAACCCTCGCGTTGTAATAGCTCAATAATTTTCGGCTCTGTCGGTTCTTCCTCCTCAAATTGAGGTTGGAATCGGGCTGCTTCTTGCGCACTCATGGTGAGTTGTGCTTTGGCTTGGGCTTTCACCGCTTTCACGAATTGTTTGCGTGCTTTGTCGTGTTCACGTCCTGCTGCCTTATCACCGAAGGCTTTCGCGCTGGTGCATTCGGCTTCTGCCAAAAATACGCCTTCCAAGCTATACACCCACACTTTGTTATGTAAGTCTGCCGGGTCGAACTTCACCACCACTTTGCGGTATTGGCTGGCAATCAAATCAAAGGCGGTGTATTCATTAAAGCCACCGTTGACTTTGCCACCCACTTTTAGGCTGAACTTGCCGTCTTTGCTAATGCTGACCGCCTCGCTCATCAACATTAAAAACCGCATTTGTTCGCTACTTGCTTTGCGAATATGAGCGTTGGCATAATCCCGTTTAAAGACTTGGCTAAAGCTGTAAACGCCTTGGCAAATTTCCGTTTGTCTGCCTTCACGCTCGTTAAATGTGCGAATGCCGTCTTCAAGTGCCATAATGAATGTGCCGTAATCCACACCGTCTTTGCCGCCGTTGTAGTTGTCGGGCTTGTTGTAGATGTTGTCACCGGCATAAAACCCTGCAAGACTAGGGTGCTTATCGACTAACTCGCCTAAACCACCGTGGGAAAAGGCACGTTCTATCGGTTTTGCCTGTCCGTGTCCTTTGCCGAATTGCACCGAAGTCCATAACAATTCGATACCAAGTAACGGGATAATCCCTGTCACGTCATCTTCTTTCACTTTGAACCGATAACGGTTTTGCACACCGCCTGTCATCCATTTGTTCGCCGCAGCTCTTGTGTTATCAATGGTGCATTTTTTCGGGATACCGTACTTCCAAATTAAATCCATCAGACTTAGGCGAATGGTGTCGCTGTTTTCCGATAAATCCACCCGATAAGCGAGGATCTTGCGAGAACGAACATCTTGCCAAAGCCACGTTTTAGGGCGCACAATCTCGCCGTTATGCCAACGAACAAAAACGTTGTGTTGGTAGCCATCCCCGTTGATCCATTCAAGGGCTTCAACTTCAGCTACGGTGCGACGCATAGATGGGTAATACTGCATCACGGCGTGGTCGCCTTCGCGTAGTTGCACCTGCACTAATTTCGGAACTTCACGTTCAATTTTGCGTTTTACACTACTGGCTGACGGGATATTCCAGCCATTTTCCTGTGCGGCACGCTTTAAACGTTCGTAACAACTGCCGAATTGAGGGCGTTCAGGGCGGAAATAATCCGCTTTGAAACTTTCCCATGCTTCCTCGGTGAACTCCGCTTCTTTACCTGCTTTCTTACTTGTGTGTTTATCAAGTAACAGGGGGAGCCAGTCGGAACGCTCAAATGACCGCACTTTGTAGTACCAACGTTTGAGCGATCCTTTCGAGACATCAAACTCTTGTGCAACCCGTTCTAATGCCACCATCAATGGTGTGTTGTGGCGCACTAAATCATCTACTTTATGCAACAACGCCACTTTTGCTTTGGCGCTTTCTTTCTGTTTTTCGGTTGCCTTGTCGAAAGGTTTCCAAATCACTTCAGGCAGGTAATTTAATTCTTTACGTTTCGGGGCTGATTTCGAAACTGCCACCGTTTCTACCGAACTTTGTTTTAGTAGTAGTTCGGCTTGGGTTTCTTGGGGGAGAGAGGTGAAGGAGTATTCGTAGCCACCGCCTTTACCAGCTCTTTCTCTGCTTTCCCATTTTCTTCGTTTAGCTTGTGCCAAAATGGCTTTCTTTGTTGTAGGCAAGCTTTTCAATTTAAAATTGACCAATTCTTGAGCAGAGTAATATGCTTTTAGTTCATTCATATGAACCCCTAGTTTTCTATATCAATATTTAATTTAATGGCGATTTCACGCTCCCTTCCATAATTAAGCTTGGATTTTCCGCTTAATACTCGGCTAATCTCATTGGAGCTGTAACCATTTCTACGCCCCCATTCTGCTTGAGTTATATTTATTTCCTTAAACCAAGCTTTGGCTTCTTCTCTTGTTCTCTTTTGCATAAAATTCATCCTTTCTATGGACTAAATACATTATATGAACTAAACTACTAGGCTGATTTAATATTAAATCATATAGTTCATTATTGTTTACTGAGTTCATATTAAATATGAATTTTATGAATTGCAAGGTTTTTTTTATGAAAAATTTCACAGATATTGTTAATCGGTTAAAAACAGAACTTTCTATGACAATGGATAAGGAGGTTGCTGAATTTTTAGGTATGAGCAAAAGTGCTTTTGCAGAAAGAAAACGAAGAAATGTCTTTCCTGAGGAGGCTCTTAGGTTAGCTGATTTAAAACATCCAGACTTAAAGCTCGATCTTGAATACATATTAACAGGGCAAGATGATATTCATCAGAAAATAAAAGAGTTAGATCAGCGGTCTTGGCTAAAATCTATCAATGAAGATGAGATCGCTCATGAAGATATTGCACATCATGTATCAGGGGTATCTATCACTCCCCCAAATGCCAATACATACGTCTTATTGAACACAGAAGAAACCCTCTTGTTGATGTGGTTTAGAAGAAGTGACAGTAAAAGTAAAAAGATGATTTTAGATGTATCAAAGATGAGCTGTGATTTATCTATGGCTACAATGAAACTAAATGAATACACAGAAAAGGAGCGATTAAAGTACACAGAAAAAACAAAACGAAAAAAATAAATATCTAATATAATCAATTTGTTAGATTTATTCTCTATCCACAGAAAATTACACAGTAAGAGCTATGTACTGTGTAGCTATCTTAAAGGGTAGAATAGATAATGTTTTTCTCATATGGTGAATTGTTATCCAATATAACTTTAAGCGAACAAAAGGGAGCTCGGAGCCACTTACGGATCGTAAAATAGCCTAATGCTTTTCGGACAAAACCGCACTGAGGGCATTACCTCTTTAAAAAACACCCTAATGTGAAAAGAATAGTAAATGACGGTTGCCACGACAAGAATGAATTTTTAATTTTTTGAACGAGATCATATTTTTAAACTTCGTTTGAACATATTTAAACCGTTGTTTATGTTTCTCACTTTTAGCGGTTAAATTTGATATTTAAGGAAAGTTTTTCTCATTTCATTATTTCTGTTTTTCCTGCAATAAAAAAGGGGCTTACATTTCGTAAAGCCCCATTCTATAAGGTTTTGAACCACTTAATCCCACTTAATTCAACCAAATCCCTATTTGTTTCTTTATTTCTCACTTTTAGTGGTTGGTTACACCCGCAACGCTTTGTTTTTTTATCAAAATTATTTACCGTCCCAAGCTTGAACAGCATCTAACCGCGCTTTAATTTTACTTTGCGTATCGCCTTTAAAGTAATCTTTTTTCAAACCGCCTTCCCAGCCACCATAATTTGCATTTGGTAAAACAATAAAAGTTTTACCAAATTTTGCCTGATTTTTTACAACAAAATCACGGCGTTCGGCATTTAATTTACCATAAACGGCATCACCGAAATCGTCTAAGTTATCGCCCACATAAAGCACAATTTCATAACCTTGTTTTTCAATCTCGGCAAAACGAGCTGCTTTGGCTGATTTATCTTTTTTCAAATAAAAGACGGATTCTTCCACGCCTTTAAAGCCTAAGCGTTTCATATCATCAATTGTTCCCGCTTTCTCGGAACTGTCTTTACGATTACTCACGTAAAACATTTTTCCACCGTGGGAATTGACATAATTATTAAATTCCACCGCGCCCGGAATGGCTCGGGATTGACGGGCTTCCACCCAACGTGTCCAGTCTTTTCCATCGAACGGTTTATTGTTTTTCACTTGCCAACCGGCGTAAGGACTGTTGTCTAACATCGTTTCATCTAAATCCACAACAACGGCTTTTTTCTTACCTTTGCTGACTTTAGCATGATCAAATGCCACTTTTGCCGCATTGTAAGCCTGATAAGCCAAAGCTTGATATTCACCCGAATCCTGCATCCAGTTTAATCCTAACACCGCCTGTTGTTCCAATTGCATATTGGCGTGTTCTTGTGGATCCATTTTGTTTGAACAGCCGACTAATACCAACGCAGAAATCGCTGCAAGTGCGGTCATTTTTAATGTTTTTTTCAT